TCTGCTTTTTCAGCATATGCAGCTTATAACTGGCGCCATAGATTGCACGCTTTTAGCCCTTCGAGAACAGATGCGTAAGCTGAAATTCTTAAGTGAAGATGTCTATAAGAATATAGCATCATTTACCGATACAGTACTTGAATCAGAGAGATGGCTTTATGACCGTATTGATACATTGTTTAATGAGCTTGATAAGATTAATCTTCAATCATACTTAATGAATGTAGAGATTTACAGGAAAATCTCTACAGCAAAGAAGACGTCTTTGCATCTTGGATTTTTGGCGAAGCTTATAGCAGGTTTTATTTATGCGCGTAATGCGCTTTCTTCTAAGCATGTAAACAATCTTACAACTTTGATCGATGCTATATGCCGTGCTGCAGTAGCAGAAGCTTATCCATGGATTATATTTAATCCGCCATATACGGGTCCAAAAGGCGGCCCTCAAGATCAAGGCGACACACAAGGCGGCTCTGATACCACAGAAGATGACACTGGAGGAAGCGGAGGTGGAGGTAAAGATGGCAGCGATGAAACATCCATCCCCGTCCAAGACCCAACTATTCCTAATGGAATTTTTGATGGCGGTATACACGATTTACTCAATGATGATCGGTATAAGAAGTTTTTTGATAAGTATAAACTTATTAAGAGTCTTGAAAATGGTATTATTGATTTGACAATAGATGATGTTGTCAAGTTGCAGCTCAACAGTCTTAAAGACAATATAATAACTGATGCTGGCAAAGAATCCTTTGCTATAACATATAACTCATGTATGTATAGCGGCGGTAAGTCTTTCTTTACCAGCGATAATATACAAGAAATCTTAGATAGACTTAAAAAGAATTAACTAATAGCAGGTGTATAGAGATGGCCGAAGTAAACAATCAAAATCAATCTTTAACAAATATTGTGGTCAAAAAAGACCTTTCGGTTTTAACGCTGCCGTCTTTTAAACAAAAGAGCACAAATGTTCCTGTGCTGCAATACCGCAAAAGCGGCATTTTTAAGCACAGAACATTTACATTTGACGGCCGTTACGAAAAACCAGAATATAATCTCTATGAGATCTTAGCAGCTGAAGATGGTGAAGCTTATATTAAGCGCACTATACAAAGAAAGCGCGGACTTGCTGACAAAGAGGGCTGGACTCTTGTTGGCAATAACCCCAGAACTCTGGAGTATATCAAAAATCGCTTGATGGAGATATCCATCGTATCTAATATACCTATAGAACTGCTTATCAAGGATACGATCGGCGATTTGATAAGATTCCATAATGCATTTTGGAAAAAGATACGCAACGAAAAGGCATCATCTGGCCGTCCGAGACGTGTAAAAACAATGTATGGCACCAAAATATTAAAGCCAGTTGCTGCTTATGTGCGTATCCCTCCTGAAACAGTACAGGTCGAATGCGATCCATTTGGTAATCCTATTTCATACAGGCAAATGCTTCCAAATGGTATGTTTAGCGAAGAATTTGATGCTGAAGATATTATACATTTTACATTCAACAGAAGAGCTGGACAGATATTTGCTGCACCTGCATTTCTTCCTGTAATTGACGATGTACAAATGCTGCGGTCGCATGAAGAGAAGTTGCAGCTTCTTACAGACCAATATCTCTTCCCTCTTATTATCATGCAGATAGGCACTGATGCAATGCCCGCATCGGTATTTCCAGATGGCACAACTGAAATGGATATCTGGGCATCAAAAATTAACGATATGCCTAATAATGGCATAGTTGTGGTAAGCCATAGACATAAATTTGAGGTCATTGAAACAAAGAACATTCTGCCTATAGAAAAATACCTTGAATACTTCAAGCGCAGAGTGATTGCAGGTTTAGGTATTAGCACAATGGATTTAGGCGAAGGAGAAGGTCTTAATCGTTCGACGGCTGAAACAACATCTAAGATATTAACAGAAGATGTAAGTGATTATCAAAAAGAATTTGCCTATCAATTTAACTTCGAAGTCATCAATGAACTCCTCCTTGAAGGCTTTATGCCAAATGTGCTTCTTGAAGAGAACATTGTTCGTCTAAGATTCAATGAGATTGATACAGATAACAAGATTAAAATAGAAAATCATGCAGCAATGCTTTACTCGATGAATACAATTGACGAAGATGAAATGCGTGCAATGCTCAAGCGCCAGCCTATAAAACCCTCCCAAAGAGAAAAACTGTTTATGTCGCTCTCCCAGGAAAATACTCAAACCCAATCTGCTCAATCTGCTGCAAAGGAAAAAGACCAGCCTTCCAATCAGCATGGCAGAAAGCTTGCACCAACGGGACGTAAATCTTCTATGGAGGTTCATTGGCAGGATTTAAAAACTGAACTTATCAATCATTTCAGCATTTACGGATATGATTTCATCAAAATTCCGATTAAATCTTGGATAATTAAACTTGACTTCGGCAATGTTGACAACTTTATTTACAGCAAACTTTTCGACGAACTTGACAGTATTGTGGATCTTACCATTGAGAAAGTTACACGCGGCATTATCACCGAGAAAGAATTTATCGATACACTTATTAAATCCATCAAAAATTATATAGGACAGTTCTATGAATCATAAAGCCCATCTTCTTGACTTAGATTTTATTTCTGTAAATCATATCTTATATGATCAATCAACAAGAGAGCGGCTGCTCGATGTTATATTTAGCAGTTTAGACAGTCAAACAAAACAGGACGTTCCAAAAGACAAGCGCAAAGGACTTATTGTAAGAACACGAGTTACACATGCTGGCAGGCTTACAGGCCATAGACACTTGTACCTTCCCGAAAATGTTCGCTATGGGCTTGACTCTTTTACAAAGCCGTTTGGAATTCCTGTGCTTGCTCATCATGATGTGCATAATGACCCGATAGGCCGTGTTATTAAAGCATCTTACATACCAACACAGCCTGCTTTTATGTCTGATAGTGAATTTGAATTTCTGGATACTTTAAGTGATATTAATAAAACATCACTTAAGCGTCTAAACAAAATATTAGGACCGCACCTTGAAAATCCGCAGTTTGAAGGTCTTGGATATGTTGAAGCTTTGTTTAATATTATTGACAAAGATGCTATTGAGAAAATAGTGGACGGCCGCTATCATACTGTTTCAGTTCAATATGAACCAGCATGGGTTAAGTGTTCCGTCTGCGGAGCAGATGTTATGCAAGGTATATGTGAACACATGCCTCCTGGTACAAATGTAGACGGCAAGAGAAGTTTTATCATATTTGGACCAATGCGATATGTCGAGGTCTCCTATGTCAACGTTCCAGCAGATAACCTTGCCTTTAATGTTGATATAACCAAAGACAGTCTATTTGCATTTGACCATAAGTTTGTGCCTTCATCGAAGAATTCATTTTACATTCAGACCCAAGACTCTATTGAAAGTATATCATCAATACTAAATACAAATCAAAACAATATAGGAGATGCTATGAAATTCAAGCTAAAAGATATTAAAGCAAATCCTGATAGATACGAGCTTCTTGCGAAATATCTGCCTGAAGATAAGATTTTAGATAAAGAGAAGCTCGAAGGACTTCAGGATTCTGACTTCATTGGCGCTGGAAGGCTCTTCCCTGCCGTAGATGAAGAACATTTAGAAGCTGTAATTAAGCTTTTAGACAATGTATACGACTGCAAAGAAAAAGAAGAACTCTTAGACTTTGCAAAACAAAGACTTGCAGCTTTAGATAACAAAGATGGTGCTAACAGTAATGCTAATAACAATGACAGCAATAACGCCAATGGTGATGGTAATACCGACGAAAAGAAAGATGTCAATGCAGGCAGTCAAGATGAGCAATCACAAAAGACAGATGCTTTGAAAATTACCATTAATGGCAAGCTTTTCGAAGTTACACCATCCGAAGATGGAACTGTGGCTGTAACTTTAAGTAAAGATGATGCTGTTGAAATATTAAAACAGACATTGCCCGAAGACCTTAAAGCTGAAGATGCTTTAACTGTTATTAACAGTCTCTTTGCAACATTGCCATCTACAACAATGGACAGCTTAAAGCGTGCATTTGCAGGTGATATTATTGCTGAATTTGAAGACAGAGTTAATAACTACAAGAATGAAATTGCTGCCTTGCAAAAACGTCTCGAAGCAAGTGGTGCATTAGTCAGCGAACTCGACAGCGAACTTAAAGATTTTTATATTGAAAAGATACTTTCCTACCGTGATAAACTCGATCCTCAGCAAAGTGAAGATAGTCTTAAAGCTCAGTTCAAAGACATGTCACTTACAGAGCTAAGAGCCTCTTATAAAACTCTGTCGGTTGTAATGAAACACAATGATACTATTTCACCTGATGCTAATATTAAGAATGATAATATAGACAATAAAGATGACAATAGCGACGATCATCTCCAGTCAATCAAAGCAAAGATAATTGACACATATAGAACTTTATATGTCAAAGACAGCAAATTTGCTAATCAGTGGCTCGCTAAAGAACTGAAAAACCTCGAGGAGCGAAAGCAAAACAATAAATAATCATCAAATAATCATCCCATAACCAACTAATTACTTTCGTTAAATTAAAATAAGGAGATCCCCAATGGCTCAATTCAAAAAAGCTGAAAACTATCTATCTTCAACTACTCCGATAGTTGAACGTTCGGAAGGTGTAAGACCAGCTCAGCATTACAAGCCTGCAAATTATTTGCCTTTAATCAGATTTGACAAAAAAGTAGGAGACTACAAAGTTATTTCTACTGGCAAAGTCATTTCTGTTGACTCTCAAGGCTATATTGTACCAGCTGGACTGCTCATCGATATTGAAACAGCAATTGCAGACGGCAACTTTAACAACGTTGTCAACAAATATAGCGCTGTAGATGTTCAAGAAGGCGTAACAAACTTTGCAGGTCAACTTGTTCAAGCTGGCGAACCTGTAGTTAAATCATTCTTCCAAGACGGAGATGCTACAAAAGCATTGATCAACTATGTAGGTCTTCCACTTGGAATTGCTCCATATGATGCATGGCGAAACAATGGTGCTGGCTTAGATAACAACCCTGCTGATTTTAGATATGCCAACTGGAATTTGCAGCAAGGCATTTCGGTTCTCACAAGATACTTCATTGAATTACCTGTTGTTTCTAACTACACAGCTGTAAATTACCCTGGCATTGCAGTATTTGAAGGAACACCAAAGAATGGTGCATTAGTTACCTTTAACGCAAATTCTAACTTTGTGATGTTACCTTCCCTTGCTGATAATGCTGCAGCTTCTGATATCGTATCTTATATTAAGACAACTCAAGGTAGAATACTTGGCAGAATATACTTCATTGATACTGACTTCCCGAAAGACATGTTAGATTATGTTAAAACCTGGGATCCAAATATTTCTAACAAATCAATTACAGATGTAGCTCCTGGTACTGCTACAAAAGGATTACCAGATAACTTAACATATGCTGGTATTACAGATCCAGCAGCAGCTAAGGTTGTAAGAATCAATTTATTAGTCTAATAACTCCCTCCTGGTGGCTGTGTTATCTCAAAGGGTAGCACGGCCACAGTTAAATAAATTCAAGAAACCAAAACAAATGTCAACTAAATAGAGGAGATCCCCAATATGTTTTCATTCAAAGACATTAAAGACATTCCACTTCAAGATTATATCGACACCTGGAGAACTGGATATTACACAGATCCAGACACAAAAAATGTGTATGAAGTATCAATGGAAGATGCTCTTGCGCATCCAAATAGTACTCAGTTCTTCCAGATAACTGTTGAAACATTAGTGCGCGAAGCTGTTGAACCAGCTTTAGTTGCAACACGATTGCTTACTAGAGTTAATTACAAACCTGGTATGACTGTATCTTTCCCTTCAATTGGTGCTATAGTAGCTGATGATGTAAACGAGGCAGGTGAATATCCAGAATACTCACTGAACTTCGGAAGCGGTGCTCAAATCATTACAATCGGCAAAGCAGGATTGGCTATTAAGTTCACAGATGAAATGAAGAGATATAATCAGTATGATGTATTGAACTATTACTTAAGAGCAATGGGTCGAGCTTTAGCAAGACACAAAGAAAAGAAATTCTTTGCTATGTTGTCTCATATGGGCATCGTAACACATGATAATGTAAATCCAAGTCAGTCTGTATTCGGAGTCACAAGAGGACTTTCATTAAGTGGTACACCTAATGGTGCTTTAATTGCCGACGATATTTATGAAGCTTATGGTCAGTTACTTATGAATGGCTTTACTCCAAATGCATTGCTTGTTCACCCACTTACATTTACAATGTTCTTAAGTGATCCTGTATTGAGAGCTTTTGCTATTAATCATGGCGGTGGAGTATGGTTCAACGGCTGGAATGGTAATGCAGCAGCTCAATATCCATGGCCAAGAGGTCAAATGGGTAAAATGGGTCCTGGTCCACAAAAAGTAACATCTTCTACTGATCCAAAAACCATTGGCGATATTGAAGCTACAATGAGAATTCCTGACTACTTTGGACTACCACTTACAATTATCGTAAGCCCTGCTGTTCCATACAACCATGCAACCAAATTAACAAATATTTACCTTGTTGATACAGAAAATATTGGAGCTTTGATTGTTGATGAAGAACCTACTATGGAAGAAATTCCAGATAGAATGAGAGATATTACAAAGATTAAGATACGTGAAAGATATGCTTTAGCTCCATTTAATGAAGGAAACGCTGTTGCTATATTGAAGAACGTTAAAGTTACACCTAATGAATTATTACTTCCAACTGTTGCAGCTGCTGTTAATGTTAATGCTATTGACAGAAGCAATCCAGCAGTTTAATAGACAGTTAATTAATTACTCATAGGCAGTCGGCAACCCCGGCTGCCTTAAATTAAAAACCAGGAGGATAAAATATGAAGTTTACTATCAAACTTGCCACCAAAAGCACTTTTCAAGGACAGGTATTTCAGAATCCATTTTGGTTTACACGTGATCGTTCTATACATCTGAGCATAGCTAACGATCAAACTAAAGAGATGGAAATTGATACCGACAAGATATCAAAGGAAAACTTAATTCAGATATATAACGGTATCATAGCTCGTGATATTACGTGTAATATTGAAACAGAAGAAATTCTAAAGCTGATAGAAAACACAGAAAAGTCAGCTTATACTACAATCCAAAGAACAGCTGAAGATATACGCTCTGCGCAAGATGTCAAAAAGGCTGTAGATCAAAATCTTATTGAAAGCACTTTGCAGAAGAGTTTTGGCGATATTAAGAAAATCCTCGAGACTGAAGACGCATTTAACGACATTACACTACTTCAAAAGCTTCTGGAAGCTGAAAGTGCTGACAAGAAGCGCTCAAGCCTGCTTAAGCTTATACAGCAGAAAATAGAAAAGCTATCAGAAGACGCAGTTATAGTTGCAGGCGAGGTCTTGGAAGTCGAAGAAACTGAAGATAAAAAGATTATTTATGATGCTGAGACTCAGACTCTCAATGACTTAGAAGAAAATCAACAACAGATGTAATTTAATCACTAAAGATAATTCTTATGCAAATTGTATCTACAATACCAGAAACATCTGCTACTAATGTCAGTAGAACAGCTTCTATAGAAATTCAATTTGATAGTCCAGTACTTGCAAGTTCTGTGACGGATTCGTCTGTTGTTGTATATACAAAAAAGACCAATGTTGTCCAACCAACATTGGTCAAACCTTCTTCTGTAATAGATAATTCAAAGTTTTTATCCGACGGCGGAACATCTGTTGTTATAGGCAAGCTAAGTGTTGACGGCAATAGGATTATATTTAAACCTGCCAAGCCTTTAGAGGCAAAAACCGAATACATTGTTACTGTAAGTAACACAATATCATCAGTATCGGGCGAGCTTTTAGGGAAGATTAAAACATTTAAGTTTTTGACGACTGATGAAGATGTCAATATAGAAGAAATCACACAGCCTCTTAGGCATATTATAGGTACATACGTTGACTTTGGCAGCGGGTTTGTATCGCCTGATGATCTTACTTTGCTTTACAGTGAACCAAAGAACCGCTCACTGCTTTTTGATTCAATAATAGATTTATATTTTTCTGATAGTATAAATCTTAACTCCGCCGTAGTTGAAGTTTATGAAGAAAGCGTGCTAAGCGATGAACCGCCCTCCTTGCTTGAGTCTGATCTGAGTGCAGATGGAAACCACCTTGCTGTTGATATAAATGTAGATTTACCTATAAATACTTTCATTACTGTTAAAATAAAATCTCTTCAAAGCACCTCTGGCAAATCACTCAAGGAACCTATAACACTCAGTTTTGTTACGGAACTAAGTCCCTACTACGGTTCGACAAAGATACTCCGTCTTAAAGCAGGAACTTTGTTTGACAGGATTGACGATGCCTATCTTGCAATGTTAATACATTTTAACTCCATGGAAATAGATGAAAAGATGTCTTCTGTTCCGCAGACTGATGGTCTTGATGCTGTGAAAATATATTATACAACATATGCTTCTTTGTATAATGCATTACTTAATAATTCAAGATACGAACTTTCACGTTCGATAAAGAAACAACTTGGCGACTTTGCTATATCCGTTGACAATGGACATAAAATAGATTTATACAACAAACTCCTTACAGACTGCAAGCGTGCACTTGATATAGTTGATCTTTATGTACTGCGCGGTGCTGTAACTTACGCAGTAAGAAACTCAATAGGCAGCATGTCTCCAGGCAGACTTTGGTTTGAGGGCGTTCAGCCTGGTCTTAACGTCAAGGAGGATGTTGGTTTATTGTTTAGACGCTATATGTGGGACGAACTTGGTATACCTGCAAACTGGAACTATTTGCAATAATTTAAAAGATGATTTATGATTGAGAATAACTACATTCCAAATGAAATTATAGCTACATCGACGGACATAGATCTAAGGAATACATTTCACAAAATGCTCTATGGAGATGCCTATGCTGGTATAAAGCCGATTGGAAGATTTGCTGTTCTTCAAAAGATTATATATAACTCTGATGGAATACCAAAAAAGTCTCCATATGCATACAAAGTCACCGGTGAAGTAGATATCAAAAATAGACCGCCAAACACAACACGCACCGGTCTATTGTGTGAAGAAAAGCTTGTAAGAGTGCATTACCAGATGTTTGGAAAGTTCATGTTAAATGAATTTTTTATGCAGATGGAAACCAATGCTCTTAAACGTGAATTATGCTTTATGTCGTTTTATGATAAACCTAAAGAGCATGACTATCTCATTATTATCAAGACAGATGAAAACGGCAACCCAATAAATCCAGTTACAGCTGAAACTGAATATGAAATTGTAAAAGTTCTTCCCCGCGAAAGTGATTTTGGACGCACAGAATATTACTTATGTGTAATTGAAACTGTAAAATAGTTATGAGATTTGTTAAATATACATCAGACATAGGCGCCGTAGCTAAGCAGATAGTAAGCAATGCTGTTACCAGCTTTGCTGGCCCAATGGACAAACAATTGCTTACCGATTTAGGCGATCAGATTATAGACTATGATCTCGATGACTTTGTTGATGATTTATATGAGTTCTTAAATCAATATCAGCAAACTACCGGAGAGTTTAAGGATTTTACATTCAATGCCTCTTATGCTTACAGTGTCCCACTTGACAGTGAACAAAATGCTTTGAGATTTCACGTTATAGAAAGAACCGATGCTTCCACTCAAGGTGGGGTAAGCAACCCTCATACAGGGCGCAGAAATTATAAATGGATGCTGTATAATACTATAGACGACCTGCAGAACCCTGGATATAAAGTTTTAACATTTGTAAAGCCGATGGATAATACCATTGAGCTTGTAAGCTGGTCGAAAAACTATAGAGATGCCAATAAGTTTGCTTTACAGATAGAAGATCTGCTTGATACATATTCATATCTCTTTAAGGCAAAGGGGCTTATAGATTTAAGATTTCTTGGAAGACGCGACGACTTGTTTTATCAAACAACAAGTCTTTCGTGGTATGGATGTCCGATGAGATATTATATTAAAACATTTAAGATAAAACTTGTATACGAAAAGCTATTAGAGCAGTTGACAATTGACTTTCTGCTTGCCTCCGATCCAAACAGCAAGTTAAACAGCTAAAATACTAATAAACTACAACCAACGAATTAAAATAGGAGAACTACGGTATGTTAAGTGAATTCAAAAATCTTCCTGGTATTTATGTATACAAGGATGACGGCAATCTCAGCCAAAGAGAGACTTTGCCTGGTGGACTAACTGTCATTCTTGGTACAGCTCCTGCAGGCCCTACAAGCTTATACTATGTTACTTCCACTGTCGATGCACAACAGATCTATGATCCATATAATACAGGCAAAGGAACATTGTTAAAAGCTTTATATGGAGCCTTGGAGTCAGGTGCAAAGAATGTGGCTTTAATGCGTGTTGGAGCTACACCACAAGCTATTGACTTCTTAAATGGCCATACTATTGTGCAGAAAAGCTTTGGCAAATCTTACAAATTGCATTATAATGGTACTACAGATTTAATCAGAATTTTTGATGCTGCATCTGGAACAATTGTCTACGACAACATCGCGGGCATTGACAATGGCGATTTCAATGTATTTGGCTCAAAAGCTCAAGATATTAATGTGACTATCGGTGATGCTGATAGTGGCGTTAACTTTGAATCATTGCTTGATTTTACACAGTCGGCATATTCAGTAGCTAAGGATATAGCTATCTCATCTCCTTCGGGTTCAAGTTTTACAACAAATTCTTCGTTGTTTAAGGCTGGACAGATTGTATGTCTTAAAGAATCTGACGGTAGCAACGCCGCACACTTCCTTGTAAGTTATGTTATAAATAATGGCAGCCAGTATACAGTCTATCTTTCAAAAGCTCTCACATACAGCAATGGTGTTGTAACTGAATCTTCCGCTATCAACTTAAGTGCCGACTATACCAAAGCTGATATTAAAGTTCGTTATATACCTGAGAATGATGGTCTTTCTTTGACAAAGAACCAGTTATATCAAGCTTTGGCAAGAGCTTACTGGGAATTAGAAACTGTTGATGCTGATGTATTTATTCTTTCCTGTGCATACTTTGATGAGCCTAATGTAGTTGATAACGAAGGCAGATTTGCGTTAAATCAAGCTGGCTATAAGGCACCAACGGGTGATTTCTTGGGCAAAGGATATGAATTTATGCATCAGGGACAGATATTCTATGCATTTAAGAACAGCTTTGATACTACAACAGATAAAACAGCAACCATTTTGCCGACCCCATACGAACTTGGTATCGATGGTTACGCTGCTAAAGCATGGCTTAAAGGAACTGTTACTATAGAAGATGCTCTTACATGCACAACTGATGCAGATGTTGCTTTAGTACCTGAAAATATTACTTGGCATGAACTTAATTTTGGACATCAACTTGCCTCCTTCCTTGATGACTTAAGTACAAATCAAACCGATGCATTTGGTGTAATTGCTATGAGACCGCCTGCTAATTTAAGTAAATCAGCTGTTGCTCAATGGCTTGGCAGATCTCCAATACATGATACAATTACAGGTGATATCTTAGTTTCAGGTTCGGGTGTGCTTGGTTATAAATATATGGCAGGTTCTCTTGGAGTTCAGGAAGGCTTATTTAAGACCACAACTGGATTTGTAGACGGACCAAAAGTAATTGATAGAAACGGAATGCCTATAGATATTGGTAAATACATTGATGTTGTTGCTACTCCGCTTATTGCAACTACAGGTGCTTCCAGCAGTGCTTATCTATCTTCTGGTGTTGAATTTTACGGCGGATTGGTCTCAGGACTTACACCAAATATATCGCCTATGAATAAGGTATTTAAGTCTAATGTTAAATTAGCTTTTCCGCTTAAGAAATTATATCTCGATGCTCTTGTCGGAACTAAATATATTGTCTTTACTGACTCTCCAAATGGTGTTAAAGTTGTTGACGCTCCTACAGCTGCACTTAAGACCTCTGACTACAACAGACGTGTCTTATGCAGAATTGCAGGCGGAATATTGGATATTATAAGAGATATTGCTGATCCATATATAGGTTATATTACATCGGGTGCTATTCTTAAAAACCTTGAAGACGAGATTAATGCTGCTCTGTATGAACTGCAAAAACAAAGTTCACCATGGATACTGGCTGGCAAGATAACATTAAGACAAACTCAAGACATGAGAATCAAAGGATGGGCAGTTGCTGAGCTTGTATTAGTTACAGCACCTGAACTGAAGAGATTGACTATATACCACATGTATGCAAAGAATACTTAAGTGTTGTTAATCTTAAAATATAACATAAATTAACACTTAACTAAATTAGAGGAGTTTTACAATGAACATTGAAACATATTCTGAAACCTATACATCTTTCTCTGGCGCAGATATTAGAGCCTACACAGGCAGTACACAATTTGCAACTCTGCAAGCTATATCATATTCTATCACCAGAGAAAAAGGGCCGGTCTATACAATGCTCGGCTCTCCTGATCCATTTGCTTATGCAAGAGGAAAAAGAGCTGTTGCAGGAAGTCTGATTTTTCTTACCATATCTGAGCAAGCATTACTAAGTCACATGAAAAAGGCTGGTCAAGCTAAATTCTACTCTGAAAATCAAGAAATCCGCTACGACAAATTAGATCCAGCTGACATACAAGCTGTATTCCGCACAGCTACGGTTGATACTTACGGCGAGCAGGTAGATGCTTGGTATGCCGATCAGATATTGCCATTTACAATTCAGCTTGTAGCCGCCAACGAATATGGTAAAGCTATGAGAAGAAGTTTCTACGGCGTTGAAATATTAAACGAAGGCGGCGGTGTATCGGTAGATGATCTTGCTTTAGAGGAATCATATACATTTGTAGCACGAGGCTGTTCTCCTTGGACTGCAGTGTCTACAGGTTCACCGGCCAGTGCTAATTCTTCAGGCACAATTGTATAACATATATCTTCATTTCGCAAAATTCAGCATCTTAAAGCTGTCATTTTGCAAAAGCCTCCATTCATTTTAGATGATGGAGGCTTTTTTTTGCTTGATTTGTCATTTGACAACAACTTTTTTTGCAATATAAATTATACATTTTGAGGGTATACTATGTCAATACATCAGCCACTCGAACTGGATTCTGATTTGGAATTTACAACGATTTCACAAAATCCTGCATCCAGCACCAAATCTAATAAAAAGACTGGTACTGTAGAACTTGTGCATAGCGGACTATTTTCAGGATCCGATATAACTGTGTATGCTGCTTTACCTTCAAAGGTAGCCGATGGTGAGTTTTTCTTTAAACAGATTACTGAAATAGAAACTTTGTCGTATTCGGTCTATAGATATAAACGTTCGGTATATGGACTTGGTAACTCAGCGCCACGAGGATTTACACGCGGCAGTCTAACTGTGGCTGGCACAATTGTTTTTACAGTTGGATATGAAAGAATACTTAATGACCTATTGTTGTATTATGAAAGCCACAACGACTCATCTGCTTCGGCTAATAAATATTTTAGAATAGACCAGCTGCCGCCGATTAATCTGTATGTTGAACTTCACAATGAATACGGTAATGCTTCAAGACTTGGTATACTTGGTGTAGAATTTATGAATGAAGGTCAAGTAATGTCAGTTGCAGATTTGATAATTGAAAATTCTGTAAACTATATGGCCCGTGATATCATTCCTCTTGAGTCATATAAAGGTTCCACAAAGTCGGTAGGAATTAAACCAGGCCAGGAGCCTATTCCAACACGTAAATCTTTCAATCAGCTGCTTGATGAAGCCGTCCAAGAAATTAGTAAGCGGAGAGCATTATGGCTGTAGGAGCTTTAAGCAATATTAATGCTTATAAAACTGTTTACTTCTCCGGCAGTCAAGCAAGAATCTACATTAACGATTATCTTGCCGAAGAGGTAACACAAATTGACGGTTCGTATTCATATGCTCACTATCCTATCTATGGATATAGATCAAAACACTTTGATGCCGTTGCAAGCGGCAGAGTGCTTGTATCTGGCAACTTAATGATTAATTATATATCAAGCGGATATCTATATGCATTTGCTAAAGCTTTAATGCAAGAGACCATTGCTGCAGCAGATACAATGACAGATACTTCTAAACAAACTTTAAAGTCAGCAAAGACAACACTTGATGACCTGTTATATAACTATAATCAACAAATTACCAAACCGCCAGAACAGACATTGCTCTTTGACCAAAATAAAATCAAAGAGCTGCGCAATAACTATTGGGGTATAGACAGAGCCATTAAAGATATAGATATCGATGGTCTCCGTCCTGAATTTGTCTATGGGCCATATACTATTACCATCAGAGACTTCAAGATTGGTAATACCTTAGAAGAAGCTTTAATGAACAATGCGTATGAAGAACGTGTGCTTCTTAATGTATTTTTAACAGACTGCTCTACGACACGCAATCTTACAGGAGACCCAGTTGCTGAAGTTTACTCATTTATAGCACAGACCATGATTTAATTCATTAATAAACAAACAAAGGAGTACTTATGCCAAAAAGTGAATTCTTAGAACAAATGAAATCAGTTCATGCTCAAGTGGAACAAGAAACAGCTAAACTCAAAGCAGAATCTGAGAAGATTGAAGAAGCTGAAAAAGAAGAAAAAGCATCGCAGCAGAAGACTCTGCTTGATCTTATATTGGAAGAATGCTCTGATTTAACACCGCAGCAGATTAACAGCTGGAAAGACCAGTTTGGTGCAATTTATGCATCCAGATTTGACAAAGGTGAAATCTTTATCTATCGCTTTCTTGCCTACCCTGAATATAAACAAATTCGTCAGAACATTGAAAAAAGCACTCTTCCGCCTGCCCAACTCCAAGAACTGTTTGACGAGATGATTGTCGAAAAATGTGTTTTGTATCCTTCTATTACACCAGACTTTAAGATGCTTGTGAAAGCTGGAACTATAGGCACACTTGCAGAGCAAATTAGGATTGCAAGTAATTTTCTGCCAGATGCTGTAGTTTATGAACTGATTAATAAAATATAATAAAGATATAACACTGTTCTCTAAGCGATGATATGCATCCACTCCTATATGCAAAGAAAAAATACGGGAATATATACAGTATCAAGTTCAATGATACAACAATCGCATTCTTCCGGCTTCTTACATACAAAGAATATCTTTCATATAAAAATCTTATAAATGCGTATTCATTCCTCGAGCTAGAGCTGCAGCAGGACATATTAAAACAATGCCTGCTGCAGTATATATCTCCAATAGTATTATACAAAGCAGGACGGCTGACAAAAGCCGATATGCAATACAACTATGTTAATTTTACCACAGCAATGGAGTTTATAGAAGCTGGCAGTGTTGATACACTTGTTCGTATTATACTAAGACATTCTGGACAAGATAACTTAGATGATTTTCTGCGTGATGTGGATACAAACCGTATGCTCGCTGAAATAAATTACATTGAAAGAATACTATCAGTTGTATCCCTGACATTTAAGATTCCGCTGAATGATTTATATAACATGCAGTATCCCGAGCTGCTTAATTTAATTAATCAAACAGAGTTTGCTATATTAGGCCGTATACCAGAAGTTCCATTTAAACTTGCTGAAAATAAAGTAGCTAAACCAAAACTTGATCCTCTACAGCAGGCACTATTAAGCATCCAAGATAAAACAAACAAGGCAGGTAAATGATTAATCGAATAAGACAAGCTGCTATAGCATCAGAAGATGAAAATTATCGCAGGGATCCTTTTGCATCTTTTGGTGCTGCAGCTGGTAAATTTGCTGCTGGTTACCTGCTCAACCGTGCACTGCTTTACGTTCCTACGGGCATTGACCGCAGACATCTACGTTATCTGTGGCATTATAGAGTTCCGCCTGGTATACCTGTTACTCACTATCCTGGATTATATGCAACCCATAGTGCATCTGTAAGAGAGGTTATCTGGAATGCTATTAAAGCTACGGAAGAGACTCTCTTTAAGATGCCGAGAGCATTTTCTGCTTCTGCTCTGTATGGATCTGGTATTTATTCACGCGGCAAATTTGTAGTTCCTGAGTTCTTTGAAAATTATGGCAATGTCCAATACTTAAATCGTATTGGAGCTGATCTTTCGAATATAGATTTCAAAAGAGGCGTTAGGTTTGAACGCGGTATCCTCTATGGCTTTGATGTATTTGGCAATGAGCATGTTATTTTAGAGTCTGCACGAGCTTATCCTGCATATTGGGGTAAAACACTTGGACTTCAGGGATTTACTCCAAAGGCTATTCGTGCTTTATATAGTAAATACAATATACCTATAGGCCAGCAGGACGTTATATTTACACGCGGTGGACTGCGTGGAGTTCGTGAAATTTTCGAAGCCATAGCTACTGTAGCTGCTGAAAACTACGTCAAACTGCTTGATAATCCATTTGCTCTGTGGCTTGAACTTACTGGTAAGAGTATTGAAAATGCAAGTCCAGCTGTGCGGCGGCTTGCTGAGAAATTTTTCCTGAAAGATCAATTTGGTGTAGGCGGTAAAACATTCCTAAGAGGCGACTATCGTAATATACTAAGAACACATTTTTTGCGCGGACTGCCTAAGATTGCAGCTGGTATTATTGGTTATAAAACTCTTTCACACTTAGTTCAACTTGCAACTGGATATACGATAGGTGGACACTTTGCTAATATATATCAAGGCGCCACACTTGCTTACACTAACATATCCGACATAACAGGGCTTACAGCTTACAGTAAAGCTCAGGAAAAAGTTGCACCTGGCTCAACTTCGCT